CGGAAGTTTCTGAAATACGGCGACGACAAGTCTTTCCGAACCATGTTGAACTTCGGATAGTCTTTCATGAACTTATCCATATGCTTACCGGCATCTGCAAAATCATGAGAACCGATGTGTTCATTCGGAGGCAGGGCGTTAGGAATGTTCATGTATTTCTGACCAATCCGCTTCATATAAATCTTGTAGTCGTCGCCGGTGTGGTCAGTAATAATAAGGACGTAATACGGCCCTTGTTCTCCCGGCCCGTCATACCAGATGACAGAACCCCTTAGACGAAGATTTGCTTCCTTGGCGTTCTCGTAGAAATTCTTATGTTTCACGGTCAATCCTCCGATGGAACATGAAGTTAAAAACTTGCGTAACTTTGGTTTGATGTCTGGAAGGGGAATCTGCATGCCTTGACGAAATCCTTGTCTACCGTGCCGGTATTAATGGCTTCGATTAGCTTGTCGTTATAGCCTTCCGGAGCGCGTTCAGGCAGGAAGCGTTCTTCCATCGCACGGATAGCCATTTGGAGCCTGTTCCAGACTGACTTCCGCCTATCCGGCGTAGTAATCCAGAAGTTACTGAGAACTCTGTATTCAACGCCGTAGCTTTTCAGACGACAGGCTCCGGCTCTTCCATACAGTTCCCTTCTAGTTGGGTCGGGATCATGTTTCAGACTCCATCCACCAAGGAACCAGTCAAGTTGCTTCACGAAGTCGAAGCAATTTCGTTGATGCAAGGCGTCATCGAGGGAATAGTTCTCTCCCCACCCGATATGGATGTGGCCAGAAGCAGTTCGTAGATAGGGCTTATCCTCACAGAATGGAGGCGGATTTAAATCCTCTGTCCATGCGTTCCAGTCGGGAGAGCAGCCAAGTTCCTTATACTCGTCGGGAGCGTTAGCGAAGACCTCTTCAGAAAATTCAACGGAAGGAACCCACGACATACTGTAACCCGTGGGCAGAAAGCCAGTTAGAGCCTTCATGACCTTCTCGAAGTTACTGTTCCACTCCTTGAACGTATTCGCGGCATCGACGTTAAACTCAGCCGCCATACCATCCCGCTGGATTGCCCCGCCCGGAACTTTATGAGGTTTCTCCTTCGTTCCGGGGATCATCGTTGGCGCGACTGGCTTTCCATCTGCATCGACAACGAAGCCCTCAGGATCGGCACCGAACTTGAAATTCGGACGAGCAGTCATGATGCTTTCTTCGACCTTCACTTTCTGAGCGATTTGCGGGTTAGACAGAAAAGAACCCCCCGAATTTTCGAAAATCACCGGAGTGTTTGGGTTGTACTGAGGAGACGCCTGATACATTGAAACCGACGCGAAATGCTTACTCACATGCGTAGTGGTGTTCTTCCATACGCACGAACCGTCGGCAAACACTAGAACCTTTTTCATTTCATCCTCTCAGGTCGTTAAACGCAAGTCTTGGGACATAAATCCGTGTCGCAGGTGCGAAGTCGGCTAGCATCGACACCGGTTCACAACCGGAGCACTTGGCGCAGATGATGACGTTATCCCTTGTGTAAATAGTCAGGCCGGGCTGGCCATATGGGATATATTCATGGCACCATGAGCATTCAGGTCCACCCTTCCGGGTGTCATAACAGCTACCGAGAAGACTGAAACCAGTTTGCTTGTAATAACCGGCGTACGGTTCTTCAATACTTCCTACGAGAGTAATTATCCCACTATCGGATGAGGTATTCGTCCGGTTCGTTATCTTGCTCTGTGGCCATTTTTTGCTCCCACATCCGCTCCCATGCCGTTCTGAACTTCTCTCCACGAAAGGGAAAGACGTCCCAACCTCCTCAGGCTCCTTTCCCGCAAGTTTAGCTGCCGTTATCTTAGGTCGATCCTTACTGCCCTTCGATAGTTTCTCGACATCGACGGTATAATGGACGTCAGTTTCAGTCGAGAAGAATCTGAACGTCTTTTCCGGATGCTTATCCGACTTCTTCTTAAATAGAAGATAGTTACCCGACTTCTGTAGGGCGGCATCGAGCATCCAGAATTCAGACGCCCAGAAAATCAGCTTGAAGTCCTCGCTGTAGCAATACCACAACGGACGGTGTTCGTTGCGAAGGAAGTTAAGCGTATTGTCTTCGCTGTTCCACCAGACGAGACTCCACGCTCCCTTGTACTGGTCTCTGCCCTTGTGGAGTTTCGGGATTACTTCTTTCACCCCGAACTTAGCGATAGCTGCGAACAGAGCTTCGGAATCAGTGTTGAACTTCTCTCCGAGCCAATCTTCGAGCATCTTCTTATCTTTGTCTTCCAGAGTCCCGTTATGAACACCGGTGATATGATCGATCTGGAACGGATGGGCGTTGATATCGTTAATTTTACCGATTGTGGCGGACCGATTATGCCCCATGAAAACCATACTGGAAGTTCCAGAGAGGGCTTCTGAAAAGGACTTGTATTCGAAGAGATTGAAGCAGTGAGTCGCCTTCTTAACGACTTCTACTTTCTTTCCGCCCATTCGGACGACGGCGATACCTGTGGAATCCATGCCACGAATACTGTCCAGTAGCAGCAATCGCTTCATAGCGAGTTCTTCGCGGGAGAAAAGATTGCCCGCGATACCTACAAGACCACACATTTAGACCTCCTTGGATTTGTTATAGGCATTTTCGACGTACTGCTCCGCTATCGCCTGAGCATCTCGGGCAGATTTAGTCATCTGTAGTCTCTTATCAGCCCATTCGAAATCCGGTGAGCACAGGAAGAGATGGTTCAGCTGTTCCAGACACCACACCGAGAACTTATTGCAGCCAGAATACTCCGGGTGCCCTTGGACACCGAAACAACCGGAATCACGGTAATAGAATGCTTCGATATCGACCTTCGCGGAAGTATCCTTGACGTCATTATTCAACCATCGGACTGTCGTCTGGTTAGCTGTAGTCAGCAGGACTTCCATGTCTTTATTGAAGACACAAGATTGGTGATGGACAGAAGACACCTTCTCGATGAGAAGCTGATCCCTCAAGGCGTAAGCCTTGTGTTCTCCCATGTGTCCATCGATATCCTGATACAGCTTTCCGCCGTTCATGACGTGGAGGAACTGAGCGCCACGACAGACGCCCATCATAGGTGTCCCTTGGTCTCGGGCTTGGAGATAAATCTGGATATCTGCGGCGTCACGCTCTGTGTTAAAACATACAGTCGAGTGACGCTCCTCGTTTGATTCGCCGTATAGGAGTGGCTCGACGTCACTTCCGCCACCGAACACAACTAAATCGGCTTCTTCAATACTGTCTGCACGGTAACATCCGGACCTAGAAAGTAGACGCGCGAATCTAGCTTCGTCGTCTCGTACGTCCCAGTCAGGAGCAACGAACACCGCCATGTAGAGATCGGGGTACTGAAGATCGTGATCTCGCATAATAGTTACCGCCCGGACAGGCTTCTTCGAAGGTTCGATTATTGCTGGCAAGTTTTTCTTTCTTTCTGCTTCTGTTCGGCCTAAATGATCTAGCGGTGGACCTGCTTTCGCTGCCGCCTGAAGGAAACCCGGAATGTCATCGTTAAGACTTGGCGGGCCTTGTTTTCCTAAAATCTTCTCTTCTTGTTGCTGCACTTCTTCGGCAGTCAAGATATCAGACTCCGATAGCGGCCCCTCTGAAGGAAACGTCCTCCATGGAATATCGTCGTCAGCAAAAGGTGCTTTCTTGTCTTTATTCCACGTCCGTTCGAAGCTGTCCTCAAGACGCTGCCTGACCTCGTCACTGATTGGCTCCGGAAGAGACATTTTCTCTCTCTTAGCCTTCGCCGCCTTAGACTTCGCTGAGGGTGGTTTCTTTTTCATCTTCGTCTCCTAGAAATCTTTCCATCAACCACATCAGTTGACGCTTCGCCCTGTCTTTTTCTCCCCACCAGATATTCTGTTGAACCTCCCACATATAGTCATCTACCGTAGGCGGCGGAACCCATTTCTGGCGATATCCTTGCATAATTCCTCCGAGAATGGGGGGCACAGAGGACCCCGAGTTGCCGTCGATGGAGAACAGCCCGTCTGGGCCCTCTGTGCTATAGTCCGCCGTGTAGACGGACGGATGCTCCGCTCTTCGCGAAGCGAATAAACTAGCCAGTCTTTTATCGCCGCTGATTAAAGCGGACACCTCTGCCGGTATCCTTTCCCTACTCCGCCGAAACGGGTCATGGACACAATCCGGCAGCGACCGTAGGCGCACATGTGCGGAGTTGCTAAGCTCCGTGCGCTTTGCGGGAAGAGACGGGAACCATGACGCCTTGCAAAGTCAGCAGGGGCGCGGATCGGTGTAGGCTGGATGACTTATCTAGCAGACGCTCTTACCTATCCGCCTACGGTGCGACCTCAGTCAGATTGTCAGGCTAGTGCATTGCCAGACACTACAATTGGATACCACAGGCCGGATGAGGCCCTTTTCGATGGTGGCTCAGAGGCGAGAGGGACTCGAACCCTCTTCTCTTAGAGGCAGCCTCGTGATCTGGCTAGTTTATAGAAACTGTCCCGGCTTGACCCACCGGGATAGAGTCCTGACTTCGGAGTCGGTGCTACCATTTAGGACAGGGGACGGTTGCGAGCCGCCGTGTTTAAGCCTGCTTGGGCGCAGGCACCTTAGTCTTGGTCATCACTTCTCCGGATGTTGGAGTGTTATAGGTATTAGGCTGATGACCGAAGCCTTTCTGGAACTTGTCCAGTGCCGTCTTCCTTGCTGTAGGACCTTGCGGCGGAAATGGCGTACGGATAGCGGCGAGTGTAATTGGAACACCGGCTTCCTCCAACTCCTGTTGCGTGTAGAGCTTTGCCGGACCGATCTTATCCCAGATTTTCTGATCGACTGCGGCTTGGTCCTTCGTGAGCTGCTTCCGCTCATCCTTCGGTATAAACTCCCACGCCTCCTTCTTCACATTCGGAAGGTCAGTCCAACCCGGCGGCGGGGTGAACTGGTCGTCCTTGGCGTTCGGGCCGTTATTCCTGAATAACGCGAAGACGTAGTTGTCTTTGTTCCAGACGGAGTTATTCACCGTCCGGATAAACTCGAAGCCATGCTCCTTCAGGATAGCCAGCCATTTCTGGCCATAACCAGATGAAATCTGAGCCTTTTCGAGGATGACGAAGAAGGCATGATTAGGCATATCCCGCGTCGAAAACGTCCCGATGCGGAGACGGGACTCGAATATCTCCCGGTATGTCTTACCGAGAAACTTCTGCATGAAGACACCGCCGTCGCCGTCCACTAGACTGATACTAGCGAGGGCATCGGGATCGACCTTACAGTTCTGGATGATATCAGCCGCACAGCAGCCCCAATATCCACCCGGAATAGTGCTTCCAAACCGTAGACATTCCATCATTACTCTCCTTCTTGATAAACTAGATGATAGATGAAAATTGTCGAATAGGTGTTAGAATTCTTCCCCGAAGATACCTTTTCGAAGCCATGCTCCTTTAGGATAGGAATCCACGCATTCTGCATTCCGTTAAGAATAACTTCTATTATCCCTTTAGGGCGATTTTTCTTAATGAATTCAACAAACCTATTGAAACGTTCTTTAGCAGATTCTTGTGGAGCAGCTTCGTTGAAGAAATCACATTTGCCGCGAGAATTTCGATACATCATGTCATTAGTGCCAACGCCCGGAATCTGGCCGAATGACGTCATTTTAATCGCTTTGCGGGCCGCCAGTGGAATACTAGGATAGTACCCTAGATCATGGATGTGCTTGACACCACAGCAATTTCCACCATGAAGCGAAATCCTCATGCAGTCCTCCTCCGAAGTTCTTCCCGAACCGCAGTTAGCGTCGAGAGTATCATTCTAGCCGTGAATGCCATTTCCTTATCCGTAGACTGGGCGTACAAGGCGGCATTCAGAATTTTGTCATCAAATACTTCTGAAAGTATCTCTTTTGTCAAGACGCCTCGAACAGCCTTCGGCCAGAAACCGAAGTCTGTCTGTTGCGGCACCAATCTCCGCTTTCGATTAGCTGCTCTGGAAACACTTTTGGATTGTAGGTGTACACCCACACCAGCCTCCCACGTTCAGTCTTGACTTGACACCTGTCGAAATGGCCTTCAGACGGCTTGTCGGCGTTATAGCCTTCGTAGGCGTCCAAAAGAGCGACGATAGATGTCCCACGTATCTTGAATACCTCACCGATAACTGTCGGATCATTGGGATCGAAACGGGAATTGACGTTCTTGACGCCGGGGAATGAACCTATGTGGTACATCTTCCCGTTAATCTTATCCTTACTGATGAAGGATACGTCGAAGTTATGGCTCTGCTTCCTCAGGTCTGCGCGTTCACCCTGCCGCAGTGTGCCGTATACGAATATCAGATCGTTCTTAAGCATTGACACACCCCTGCCTTGGCACTTGAGTGCCTATTGTTGACGCTTACACGGCAAACTGCTTCTTGAGGTCATTCAGAGCTATGATTTCCTCTAACATTCTAACTCGAGCGCCAACGGCGCGCCTGTTTTTACAGGCCTTTCCGATGTGCCAGAGACACGAACATTCAAGACTTGACAGCCACTCGGTATCCGCGCCAATGGCGCTATCGATAGAATTCAAAGTATCGTGTAGATATCTCTGGCGCGTTTCTGCCCGTAGTCGAGGAAGATCGACACGAACTAGAAGTTCGTTGATGCGATCTACTATCATTTCACTATCGCAGTTCTGATTTTGCGGTTAGCGCGACGAGCCATCTTTTTGTATGACCACATGATAAACAACATAGGCCATCCAACAAGCAGCCAAAACGCCAATGTCATTGGCCAAAGAAGGGCAAGAATAGAGCACCCCTCTGTGTCACGAGCGCCCCACCAAACTGTCATGGCGTGATAGGCGAACATCCCTGCCGCGATGTAACCAATCGCTCCGCCTACTATAATTAAAGATACAAGACCTGTTGACATCACGCCTCTCCCTCTACGGTTCTGACTGGAACGAGAGCACCTCCGTTCCGTTTCATTCCAAGTAGGGCTTCAGCAAGCCCCCATTTCTTTTCATTCGCCTCCATCGCAGCTTTCGCCTCCGCTGCTGCGGCTTCCGCTGCACGAACCTTGACGACAATCCCTTGCCAGCCGTCATAGATCAATCGAAATGCCGCGTTTGTGATCCTAACGCCGTTGACTTCGCAACCGATGGTTTTGTATTTGTAGATATTCGAATATCCATCGGATACAGAAGTCTGTCGAAAGAGAAAGACAATCTCGACGTGCTTCTTCCCTATCATCTTTCTGGATAGAGACGTTGGCTTGAAATATCTAGAGTCTCCCCATTTTTGATAGAACTCGCCCTCGAACTTCCAATGTTTGAAGTCCTTCGCGAAGGATTGAACGATAGCACCTGCAATTAGGTCATCAGGTGTCGCTTTTTTCGCGTTATGGTTGGCCCATTGTTCGACTGTGGGAGTTGTTTTAGTGAACCAACCGAACATCGTCGTCTCCTAGGTTAAAGTCACGGGTCGTTTAAGCCTGAGCCAGACACAGGGGGAGGTATTGTCGGCAAGGCTCCTGACGAATTGTACGATAGGACGCCCGAATTACGTTATGGCAGAAATCATTTCTTCTCTGCTGTCAAATCGCTCGATATCGCCTTCGCCACTAGGCGCAGGCGAAACTTCATACTTTGAAGATATTAGCATGAAACGCCCTTCAGGCGTTCTAGCCCATAGGATGGAATATCCGTTATGATGCGCTTGGCTAATGTCTTTGGGGAATAGATAATGTGGTTGCCAATTCAGGCGCATGGAATCCTCCACTATTAGACGAGTAGTGCCACGAAAGGGCGGGCCGCACCTCCGCTTGTAACCCAGACACTACTCAGAAGGATGCAGCATTTGGCTGCCTCATCTAGAATACTTCGCCCTGCCTTCACAGATTACTAGTTGCGTCCAACTAGGCCTTCCGCTCTTTCAGCGGCTTGGGGGCTGCATCCATCTGAATAGTGTAAGATAAAGGCCCCCCGAATTTCTCCGAGGGGCCTAGCAAGAGAGAAAAGCTTTTTGTCTACTTCATGGGGCCTTCTCCTAGAGTTTACGCCGACGCATCCGTCGTCGTTTAAGCCGTCTACTGGGCCGCGCCGCCGACGGGGCCGGTGTTGTCGGAGGCCTGCATAACCGTGCCAGAATCCTCCTGACCCAGATTGGCAGACGTGCTGTTGATGAGGTTGTTGCCGTTGTCATCAGTCAGCTCCGCGTTACCGGAAATATGGAACTTCCGATAGCCCTGAAGACCTTGAACGTTTCCGTCCGGGTTTTCAGAGAAGAACTGAATCTGGTTGTTCACGACACCAGCCCAGAGTGACTTCGTCTGTGTTGATTTCATCTTCATCTCCATCTTTGTCGCTATTTTTCCATCAGTGGTTAGCGACGGCTCCACATCCACGAAGACTTTCTCGTGGAACTCTTGTACTATGAAGCGATGACCGGGAAACTTCTTGGCAAGACGATGCGCCTCTTGTAACGCAGACTTGTGGGTTGCATGAGACTTTCTTGGTCTATGCCCATGTTTAGTCCAGACAAAAAATCTACCTATTGACACCTGCTCCATTGTTTCAATCCTTTAAAAGGCGAACGAGAACGCGCAGGTCGTCACGCCTGATAGCGACGCGCGAACGATCAAACGACAGATGCGCTTGGCTGACGAGTAATTCTTCAGCGCGTTCCAGCACCTCTTTCGCCTCTGTGACTGTCGGCTTGTCGGTCATGCTGATCCTTTCTGGGCGCGGGCTTTCAGGGCGGCGGTCTGTGCCTCAAAGCGCAAATTCGCTGCGAGCGTTCGTCGCTCAGTCGCCAATGCCTCTAAGGTGAACGCTTCCTTTTCAAGGAGTTTGGCGTGGCGTTCGACTGGCCCATCCTTGCTCATTGCTTTTCCCCTCGCGCGGGTAGCTCTACAGCTTGTTGGGTGGTCATTGCGGCTGATCCTTTCCTTAGCCTAGCGGAACTAACCCTTGGGCATCCGCGATTAGAATCTCGCCCATAAGGCGGATGCTGTCGATGTGATCGACCCGATACGTCGCGACAACGACTTCATCACCCTTCGGGAGTCCTTGATTTGTTCTCCTAGGAGGAACGAAATCATTAAGGTCGACTTCTCGGTTGCCGATGTATCCAATAGACTGTCCCGGTTCGAGGACAACTGTCTGAAGGTAATACACGCCGCGATTAATGATGAACGGAGTATCTGGTATTCTCTCGCCCCAAGGAAGATCACCGAGCACGAAGTCACGAGGGTCTTTGCCAGCCTCGAGGAGCCTTCTTTTAACCATTTCCCCATAACCAGATATTCCACCCTTGTTCGTGAATAGAATTACACGGGTGCCGGTTGTTACCTTCCGGACACCCGGCGTCGGATATGTCGTGCTGTCGATAGTGGCGTATGTGCTACCATCCACCTTATCGAGCAGGAGTTTGAGTGCTTCAAGTTCCATCGACTTACTCCCAGAGAGTGAGCCACATGAAGTTATCAGGAGAACCGAACAGGAATTTCTTCCGATTTTCCCATTCCAATCCTAATCTGACAAGCTTTCGCGAAATGAATATGTATCTATGCTGAGCAAATGGCATTTTATCCTCCACTACATAGGATCATTCCTAGCTCGCCTACAATCCGGACAGTTACAGCCCGAAGTGTGGGTGCAGCAGGAATTCCTGAACTTCTGAAGATGCTTGCTAACCAATCGGCTGTCATGAGTTAGATATCCACAGCCTCTTGGACAAGCGATCTTCTCTTCTTGGTTGGTTCTAGCCGACAGCCCGGTTACAGTTCCTCCCGAAACTATCCCGGTTGTATTTTTCCCCTCAATCGCCCGTAATTCATTCTTCAAGCGAAGAGAGACGTTAACCAGTCGATGCTGCTTCGTGGCGACTTGAAAGTCTTTGCCACGCTTTGGCCATTGACCGAACTTAGGCTTAAATAGCCTCTGTCCTTGTTGTTCTCGTTGATGATAAGAGTCCATCCGGATGGATTTCTCCGTCTCGATGGCCTCTTGCATCGTCATTTTGTAATCGACACGCTTAACCCTATCTTGAAGCTCTTTAGGAGCCTCTTTGATGCGAGCATGGCGCTGTCTGTCGGCGTCCATGTCTGGATTTTCGACTTCAACCTGCCGATTATAGTCCCTCTTTCCTTCACGGTCAGTCACCCACGGGTCGCCACGGCGCGCGAATGCACCCGCCGACGACGAAATGTGGGGTTTGTAACCCTTGAAGAAACCTCCCCTTTTACCCAATGTAGCCTCCACTAATTCGTTAGTCTGTGATGCGCCAGTCTAGCCTCGTCCTCAGTGTAGTACCAAGTGATACTTTCTAATTTGCCAGATACGGTGTCTAGATAGCCCACTGCCCAAGGCATGTTGGGCTCTGGGCCAGCTATTTGCTGAACTAGAATCCACTGTCTGTTTCTATACATGACGCCTCCACTATTTCTCGAAGCTGAAGTTTACACCCCACTTCTTCATGGTATTTTCAAACCAATCTCTGGCTTGTTGAGCCCTAGTCATATCAAAGTCACGAACCCTGCCGGGATATGACAGAATGGCCTCTAGGGCTGAACCGTCATAGAGATAGAATTGGGCACCGTCTTGGCGCACTAGATAAGTGTAGAACATAACCAACCTCCACTGTTACTTGGCTACATAGGTGGACGGTGACAGCTAGACGACCGTGGAGGGGAAAGCCAGCTGCCACCGCCCGCCAATATAGTCATTACTTGGATGCTAAACCGCTATCGCAGCGACATGCATCCATGCGAACATCGCGATTAAGAGCGTTTCAAACAAACAGTGCATTTCAATCTCCTTTTTGGCGTCAACGAGTTGACTTTTTGGCACCGGGTGCCAATGTAGAACAGATGTAGAACCAAACGAGAACATCCTGTTCACGGTTTGTTCCCCTTTTGTTCGTGAACGGATGTTCACTCTTTGTTCTTCTTGGATTTAAGACACAGCTTTGACCCTCAAGAAGCACCACAACCGGGCCTCTTGAGGGTCAGGGTTCACCTCAACCGAACAGGCAATCGTGCCCGCGTGTCGAGGTGAACCCTAGCTGTTTCAGAGGTTAAGCAGCAACCTGCTCGCCCTCTTCTTCTTCCGTCTCTTCTTCCGGCTCGACGTTTCCGCCCAACCGTGCCGCAATCGTCTCGGCTTCATTCTCATCGACTTGCGAGATAATCTGAAGCTGATCGAACAGCGCGGCATAAGCCTTCAAGAGTGACGGGTTATTGATGAGCTTGTCACGCGCACCCGCCTCGCTGAGCTTGTCAACGAGACCCGCAATCTTTTTCGGGTCGAAGGCAAACTCAATCCGAACCGTTCCCTGTGACTTGAGATCACCGAGAACCTTGTACGCCTTCCAGACGTTCGGGCCGTCGGGCACAATCTCCTCAGTGACTTCATTCGTCTGAGGATCGGTATGCTCGACCTTCTTCATGCGACCGATTGAGTTAACAACAGGCGCGACGTCGTCGGCATCCATCGTTTCGAAGAACCGGCCACCGTCGCCACCGTTCACGAAGTCCCAACCCTGAAGGCAGCGGACAATGCGTTTCCGCATCGCCTCGCCTACTCCAGCCGGGGTCTTGCCCGGAGTGCCGTCCTGTTTCGGCTTGTAACCGAAGACGTCACCGAGAACGCCAGTCAATTCATCAGCCGTCATAACTCCGTTACGGCGGGCGATGAACAACCGGGTTGCGGCATCGGCTGCTAGGTTCTCAGTTTCGGCGGCTTCTTCGCCGTTCTTCTTCACCTCGTCGGCAACCTGAGCTAGACGCTGGCGAATCTCGCCCATGAAGGCGACCTTTGCCTGTGCGTTCCGCCCGTCTGTGCCGCGAGCAAGAGCGAAGAGATTGTTGCTGTCCCTGATAGAGGGATTAGCGCTCTCAGCGCTCTGTGGGGCCTCTGAGTGCGTCTCAGGGGCTGGTTTCGGCTGTGTAGAAGTCTTCTGTGCCATTTTCATTCTCCTTACCGGCTGGCCGCCTTGGATGGTTCAGGTTTCGCCCCTCCACATAGGCGCACGTTCCTGTTCCAAGCCTTGCGGGGCCGGTCTAGCTAGGGTTCACACTTTCAAAGATTGGCACCGGGTGCCAAAGGCGAATAATGCAGACACTACTCGCCCAACTGATACAACGCACCAGCCCAAGGTTAGTGCCTCGACTCGCCGCTATTTCTGCACGGCTCGTCGCAAACCCATTTGGTTCATTTCTAGCCCCGGTTTGAACCCATTTGGTTAGGGGGGGGGGCATGGACCCGCGAGACTTATCAAGCTGAGCACAGGCACCCTCTCATACTAGAGAAAAAATTTCAAACTAGAATCGGGAATCTAGGATTGAGAAATTGGCACCGGGTGCCAAAACGAAGAATTCTGGTTCGAAGATGAATTTTTCTGTGACTATGTCACTTTTCTCTTGACTTTTGGGCGGGGAATGGATATAATGTATATATAGGGTAGAAGAATAAGTAGTAAAACTTAAGAAAGATTTCTTCTTACTATTCTTCTTATGTCTTTCTAGATAATACTCTTACTATTATTCTTACTATTATGTCTACCCACCCCCCTTCCCCCCTCCCGTGAATGGCTAAAGCAAAGCATCCTCATAACTCCAAGCGTCCAGAACCCAAGAGCGTCATGTCGGCTATCGAACAGAACGACATCGACGCCCTTCTTCGTGCGCTCACTGTCCGACAGAAGCGATTTGCCGAGGAATACGTCTTTGATTTCAACGGAGCTGCCGCCGCAGCCCGTGCTGGCTACTCAATTAACTGCTCTGATCGTCAGGCCCACCTCCTTCTGAAACACAAGGGGGTTTCGTTTTACATCGATTACCTGACGAAGAAGAAAGAAACGAATATCACCGTAGTCGATGAGAACTACATCGTCCAGAAGATCGTTCAGACTATCGAGAAGGCCGAGGATATCGTCAATCTCACCGCAGTCCTGCGTGGTCTTGAACTCCTAGCCCGCCATAAGGGCATGCTGACCGACAAGCAGGAGATCACCGGCAAGGACGGCGGGGCTATCGAGATCGAGAATCGGAAGAAGACCGAAGAGGAAGCAGAGAACTTCACGAATCTCATCAAGACGATGAAAGACAAGAAGCCGGATTTGAAGTTGGTGGCCAACGATGGATCTAAATAAGGTCACTCCGTCTAAGAATTTCGTCGATCACGTCCAAGACAGTTGGGCTGAACAGCCGATGGGGATGAATCTCTGGATGAATCTCCTTAAGCAACACGACCTCTCGAATCAAGGAGCACCGGGCGGATACTCGAACTGGTTGAAAGAGACCTTCAATGACCTGTCTCCTAAGGAAGTCGATATGATGAAGTCTCACGGAATGACGATTCAGGACATCTGGGTACTTCGGAACTTCCTAAAGGGTAACGTCGAAATCGATCCATCCGTATATCCATACTCAGACGAGGCAGCAGAAGCCGCTGTGAAGCGACTACGACATGCGAGATAACCTATCAGCAGCTGAAATCCTAGCAGGATTGTCCGAAGAAGAGCGGGAGAAGATGCTTTCCTCCCTGTCTCCGGAAGTTCTTGCTTCACTTAAGTACAATTGGAAGTTCTGGGCTAGGACCAATCAGCTACCTCCTGAAGGAGAATGGACGACTTGGCTGATTCTAGCCGGTCGTGGCTTCGGAAAGACCCGCTGCGGAGCTGAGTGGGTTCGCCAAATGGCTGAAGACTACCCCGGATGCCGTATCGCTATCGTCGGAGAGACGTACAAAGACGTCCGGAAGACGATGATTGAAGGCGAAAGCGGCATTCTTTCCGTCGATCCGACGCTACGGGGTGATGATTACTCCCCGGCTAACGGCCAGATCACTTGGCCTAACGGGTCGATGGCATTCACGTATAACGCCACCCAACCAGACCAGCTTCGTGGTCCTCAACATCACTTCGCATGGGCCGATGAGCTGGCTAAATGGGACCGGATGCAGGATTCTTGGGACCAGCTTCAGTTCGGACTCCGTCTCGGTAAGCATCCGAGACAGGTTGTGACTACGACTCCGCGTCCGCTAACACTAATTCGTAAACTAGTGGCTGATCCTGACACGATTGTCACAAGAGGTAGCACCAGGGATAACGAAATCAACCTAGCTACTCCGTTCATAAAGTACATCGAAGAACAATACGGCGGAACCCGCCTCGGAAGGCAGGAACTCGATGGAGAAATCCTCGATGACATGCCCGGAGCGCTGTGGAATCGGGAGTCAATTGATAACTCCCGAGTCAAAGAAGCTCCGAAAGACCTTTCCCGCCTTGTCGTCGCTGTCGATCCGGCTGCCTCTTCAGGAGAAGACGCCGACGAGACGGGTATCGTAGCTGTTGGGGTGTCTCGAAATGAAGACGGCATACCCAACGGCTACGTATTAGCAGATAGATCGCTGCGTGGAACTCCTGAAGAGTGGGCACGGAAGGCCGTGAACCTCTATCGCGAGCTTCAGGCCGATCGGATTATCGCCGAGAAGAACAACGGCGGGGAGATGGTTGAGGCAGTGATAAAGTCGGTGGACCGGACAGTTCCAGTGACACTTGTTCACGCCTCACGCGGTAAGGTGGTCCGGGCCGAACCCATCTCCGCCCTTTATGAACAAGGAAGAGTCCACCACGTCGGACGGTTCGATCAATTAGAGGACCAGATGTGTCTCTTCTCACAAGACATGCCCCGTGATGAGGGGTCTCCCGACCGTGTCGACGCCCTTGTCTGGGGACTTTCGCATCTATTCGATAAGATCGTCTCACGTAGGAAGGTTAGTAAGGAAGGGAAGTTAGAGAAAGACTTCCGTCAGGCTGCCGAAGAATTCGATAAGAGCAGCAACAACCCTAACATCTGGATGGTATGAAGAAAAAAGACTCAGACACAAACGTCAATACGTCGTACCTGCCGCTTCCTGAATCGGAAGTCACGGCTGTCGATAAGTCGTACGTGCCTGAGGGCTTCAAGGACGTCGAGGAATATCTAAAGGACGTCCGAGAGACTTATGAATTAGACCTTCAGGCCGACGACGAGAACCGTCGGGCGGCTATAGAAGACAAGAAGTTCGTCGCTGGTGAACAATGGGACCCGGCTGTTCTTCAACAGCGACAGGGCCTTCCTTGTCTCGTCATTAACTCTATCCCTCAGTTCACTGCCCAACTCACCGGTGACTGGCGAGAGAATCGCACAGGCATCAAAGTCCTTCCGGCAGAAGGCGGTGACAAGAATGTCGCCGATGTTCGTTCCGATCTAATCCGTTCTATCGAGACTAAGTCTAGAGCCGACCGTGTTTACACGTCGGCCTTTGAGTCGATGGTTCAGTGCGGAGACGGTGCATTCCGGGTTGCAGTCCAGTATGCCAACGACGACACATGGGATCAGGATATCATCCTCGCTCCCATCGATGACAGCATGTCTGTCGTCTGGGATCGGCTTTCTATCGATCCTACTGGCAGGGATGCCAAACATTGTTTCGTAGATGATATCATTCCTCAGAAGGAATTTGAGGCTACGTGGCCCGGTAAAAAGATCAGTGAGCTGACTTCTCAAGTCGGTGACTTGATGCGAGCCTCGGGCTGGATTACTGAGAATACCGTCCGGGTTACTGAGCATTGGAGGATCATCGAGCGTAAGCGTCTTCTAGTGATGTTCGAAGACGGAACGATTTATCCATTCGAAGAGGGTGCCGAGGCCAAGTACGACAAATACGTCGAGAAGCACGGCAAGCTGGTGAAGAGCCGATTGGCTCCTTGCAGGTATGCCCAGATGCACGTAGTTACCGGGTTCGATATCCTAGCCGGTCCATATGAGTGGAAGCTAGATCGGCTTCCGATTATCCGTATGGCTGGCAGGGTAGTCACTTTCGGTGATCGTCGAGTCCGCTACGGTCTAGTCCGCTACATGAAGGACGCAGCTCGTCTACGTAACTTCTGGCGATCGGTTGCCGCTGAGCAGCTTGGCTACGCTCCGAAGGCTCAGTGGATGGGTCCCGAGAGTGCGTTCGAGGGCAGGGAAGAGCAGTGGAGACGTGCTCATAAGACCCGCGATCCTCTCCTAGTTTATAACGACGACGCAACGGAAAAGCCGGAGCGTGTCGATCCTCCTGTTCTACAGACTGCTCTTCTTAATGAAGCGCAGATTAATACGCAGGACATGAAGGACATCACAGGAATTCATGATGCGTCACTTGGCATTAAGAGTAATGAAACCTCTGGCAGGGCTATCATGGCTCGCCAGCGAGAAGGCGACGTTGCTTCTTTGGCTTACTACGATAACGGTAACGCTGCTATCCTTGAAGCTGGAGATGTCGTCAATCAGCTCATTGGTCAGATTTACGACGGCACCCGTATTGTTCGCATTATCGGTGAGGATGAGTCTCCAAAACTAGTTACTATCAACGACGACAACAACCCGGAAAGTCCGAACCTCGCAGTCGGAAAGTACGACGTCGCAGTCACCACTGGTGCTTCTTATACCACACGCAGAGTCGAGGCCGCTGAGTCGATGATGGAAGCCATTCAGGTCTTCCCCGAGATGATGCAGTACGCTGGCGACCTCGTAGTTAAGGCACAGGATTGGCCGGGCGCTGAAGAGATCGGGGATCGCCTCCGTAAGACTGTTCCTCCGCAGCTTCTATCCGATAAGGAGAAGGCTGAGATGGGTGAGCAGGGTCCTGATATGCAGGCTATAATGCAGCAGCAGGCTCAGGTTCAAGAGCAGATGCAGCAAGCGATGCAAGAACTTC